GCGGAAGAGGTAAGAAAAATAGGGTAGAAAAAATTTAAAAAAGTGTCGCATTTAATATTGACATTTTTAGAGATAAGTTTTAAAATTAAATGCGACAAGAGGTATTAAAGCCTCTGCCGCATTTATTTTTTTACGGTAGATTGAAGTAAAAAGCATAGTGCGGTAGAGCTTAAAAAACTCTATCGCACTATTTTTTTATCCAAAAATCAGAAAGGAGCGGGAGAAATGGCACGCAAGTACAAGAGATTGAGCTATGAGGACAGAAAGACCATAGAAGAAATGTGCCGGAACGGAAAGAAAGCGGACGAGATAGCAGCGGCTATGGACGTGCATAGAGCCACGATTTACCACGAGCTGCAAAGGGGCGGTGCTGGTGGTGGTAATAGGCAGCAGTACAGCGCAGATATGGCACAGAGGGCGATTTAAACAGAAGAGGGGCAAAGAATGGCAGTACATACAAAATTAGATTTATTTCAAATGCAGAGCTTGCCGTTAGATGCAAAAATCAGAATGACAGTAAGACGTATAACAGATTTTATAGAATATCACGACGCATACATAAGCATAAGCGGCGGGAAAGACAGCAGAGTTTTAGACGATATAGAAAGCCGTTTCATAGGCGCAGGGCTGCCGAGAGTGTTTGTTGATACGGGTTTAGAGCATAGGAGCGTAAGAGCCTGCGGGAAGAGGCACGCAGACGTAACAGTAAGACCAGAAAAGAACTTTAAGCAGATTATTACAGAGTACGGATACCCAGTAATTTCCAAAGAAGTAGCGCAAACAATCGCAGAGGCGAGGGTAGGGCTTAAGAGCGGAAAAGGCTATACATACAGAATGAAAAAGCTGGACGGCGTAGCGGTAGATAAAAACGGGGAGAAAAGTAAGTACAACATACCGCAGTATAAATTTTTGCTTGATGCACCATTTAGAATATCGCATAAATGCTGCGACTACATGAAAAAGAAACCAGCTAAAAAGTATGAGAAAGAAACGGGTAGGCTGCCAATCGTAGCAACAATGGCAGAAGAAAGTAATTTAAGACTGCAAAAGTGGTTAAAGCATGGCTGTAATGCTTTTGATTTAAAGCGTCCAATGTCTGCCCCTATGTCGTTTTGGAGCGAAAATGATGTTTTAGAATATTTGCTTAAGTATGAGGTTGATTACGCAGAGTGCTACGGAGAGATAGTACCAAAATTAGACAAAGAGCAGATACGAGGACAGATAACAATATACGAGGCTACGAATGATTATAAAGGCTGCCAATTTTGTACGACGGGTTGTAAGAGGACGGGCTGTATATTTTGCTTATTTGGAATACTGCAAGATAGGGACAGAATTTTAAAGCTGGAAAAGGAAGATAAGCGGCTTGCAGATTATGTATTAGGTGGCGGGGAATATGACAAAGAGGGTATGTGGATACCGACAAACAAAGGGTTGGGCTATATGAAAGTATTAGATTTTTTAAATGAAAACGGTTTAGAGATACCATATTAGGCGGCAGCAGCCGCAAGTAAGCGCCCTTAATTCAGTGGGAGAATACCGCAGCCGGATATAGCGGGGGCGCTGGTTCAATTCCAGCAGGGCGTTTTAGGTAGCAGTTTGGCGAGCTGCACCAGAGGGCAGCAGGCGAATAGCTGCATCTGGATACCGTGAAAAAATAGCAGCGGGTATACCAGCTATAAAGTATGCAGTCGTTCAACAGGTTTTAAGCAGCTTTTTAATGTGAAAAGCGCCCACACGGTAAATTACGCCAGAATAGGGAGCGGTAGCAATGAAAATTACGAGAGCGCCGCCAAAAGAAAGAGAGGCAGGGAATGGAGAATATAGCCCCCATACAGATAGCAGAACTAAAACGAGAAAAACGAGTAGCAGTAACAGCAGCGTATAGAAGAGGGTACGCAGATGCGCTGGAAGATATGCGGAAAAGGCAGAGGGAGAAGAAACGCCGCCTCCAGTATTTTATCATACAGAAAAGGAACGGTGTAGCGTTACTGGCATTTACGGCGTTGGCAGTTTACATATTAGAGGGGGACGCTACAATAGCGATTTTTACAGTGCCGTTAGCGCTGTATATGATTTTTAGCCGGGAAATGTGCATAGTGAATAGCTATTACTGGGAAACGAAAGAGAGGGAAACTAATGGACGAAAAGACGATACAGCGCATTAAGAAATTGCAAGCACTGGCAGAGCGGGGCGTAGGGGGAGAAAAGGAAACAGCGGCAAAAATGCTACAGCGCCTACTTGAAAAGAACGGCATAAGTACGCTGGAAGAACTGGAAAAGGAAGAGATAGAGTATTTTCTTTTCAGCTATAACGGGCGGCATGAAATAAAGCTACTTAAACAGTGTATGTATAAGGTACTGGGCTATTCGGATAATACAGAATATTACAGAACCAGAGGAAAACGACAGAAAATAGGAATTTACTGCACAAAAGTACAGCGGATAGAAATAGAGCTGGAATTTGAATTTTACAGAAACGTATTTTACGAGGAGTTAGGCACATTTATGAACGCTTTTATACAAGCGCAGAAAATTTTTCCAGAAGATGCGCCACAGAGTAATAAAGAGTTATGGGAATTTAGTGAGGACGAAATTAGAACGCTGCAAATGGCAGAGGGAATTAAAAAACGGACACGGGCAGAAATGATAGAGGACAGAAAGGGAGAACATGAGGAAGAAACATAGACGAGAAAACAAGGCGCTTAAACTACTGATATGGATAGCTGCGGCGACAGCAGGAGTAATAGTTATTGCATTATTTGCAATGCTTACCAGCCGAGAGCCACAGCAGGAACATAAGAACACTGATAAAAAGCAGCAGGCAGAGCCTCTGGTAGTTGAAGTGCCGGAGCAGGCGACAGAGGGCAGCATACGGGTATTTGATTATGACGGCTGCTGTATTTACGCATATTACGGAAAAATCGAGATAAGGAACGACGGCAGGGACGGCAAAGAGATTGATATAGTTTGTGCCGGATACTTAGAGGGATACGAAGAACACAAAGAGCCGGACGAAACCGGGGAAAGAAAGGCAGAACATGAGTAACGTATATATACGCAGCCAGAACAGAGAAAAGCTGTATCAGCTGGGCGGCAACTATGCAACATTAGAGTATGTGGAATATATGAAAAAAGGAGCAGAAGAGCGCCACACAATAAGAATAGGAAACGGGTGTACGGAAGAAATTGCAGAGTATGAGAGTAAAGAGCGCTGTATAGAGGTACTGGACGAGATAGAGAAAGTATGCAGCAGCTATTTATATGCAGCGGGCAGCATGGGGCTTATCAGAGGCAGCACGCCTACGCCGCCTATGGCAACGGATATACCGAGGGTATATCAGATGCCGGAGAGGTAAGGGCTGCGCATGGACGAATACAGCGAGGCAGTAAAAGAGTTTTACCGAGTATACAGACCATTACAGAAAAAGCACAACTTGCGTATGCACAGCAGATTTAGCATATATGACGACGGTTTTATAGAAATCTGGGAGTATACCGGGGAGAAACGGGGAAAATGTGTATGCAAGGTAAAAGAAGAAAAAGACGTAGAGTGTTACAAAAGAGCGACAGAGGAACTACAAAGCTATGGAAGAGAAAGAGAGGGCGCAAGACATGAGCAAAGGGCAGGATAAAAAAGAAATTATGCCGAACTTTTTAAAAGACCTTAACACGGAAATTTTAGAGCAGCTGACAGCGGGCAGCAGTGAAAAGAACGTAGTAGGACTGGCAGGGGACGTAAAGGAGCTGAAAGTAGTAGAGGATATATGCGGGCTGCGGTTTAAGGGGTATCTGGGGCTGATTGAGGTAGAAAGACCGAGCGGGATAACGGACACGCTGGTAGTAGCGTTTGCGTGGGACACGCCGTATAAATCGACGAACGGCGTAAAGTTTGACGTTTTGCGGGAGTATCCGGCAGGCAGCAGGCTTTTACTTTACGGGAAGATGCAGACACTTAAAGATTTTTCCACGGGGCGGCAGCAGGTTTTTGTACTGGCTGATTTTGTGGCATTAAGCCCAAAGGCAGAAAGGCAAAATGACATAGTGTTAGTGGGCGAGATTGTATATAAACCTACATACAGAGAAACGCCGAGAAGAAAGCGCATTTCTGATATTTTCGTAAAAGTAAGAAACCAGCTTACGAAGAGCAGCAGCCTTATACCATGTATTTGCTGGAATGAAACAGCGGACGAGGTGGCAAACTGGCTGCCGGGGGACACAGTAAAGTTGTTGGGGAGATTGCAGAGTAGGGAATATGAAAAGTTGATAGAGGAAATTTACGCAGACGGCGTAGTAACGGAAAGAGTAACAGAAACACGTACAGCCTATGAGGTATCAGTACACACAATCGGAAAGGCAGAGTAAAAATGAGCGTTGAGCATATCGGAAAAGGTTATGTAAAAATCTGCGTGAGTGAGGAAGAGTTAGAGGATAGCATAGCGGGACTTAGCCAGTTAAAGCCTATTCTGCAAGCGCAGGTAATGAAAGGGAACGGAAGAAACAGACAGCAGGGGCTTTTTGGTGCAGCAGAGCTGGGGAAACATTTTGACACAGCTATAGACGCAATGACAATGCTTTTAGCTGGACTTAAAGGAGAAAGCGAGGCACAGAATGAAGAGTAAAACAGTATTAGGAGCAGACGGCACAACAAAAATGCGGGAAATTACAGTAGGGATACATGGGAAAGGTGGAGAGGTAGGCATAAAGGCAGTACAGCGGCTTGCAGGCATGGTAAGCAGCTTAAAGCAGTGCCAGACACCGCAGGAAGTGTACGACAGATATTTACAGATTACGGGATACTGTAAATGCTGCATTGATTGCGATTTTATGGACGAAAAGGGAGCGGACGAGCTTATGTGCTTAGCTGCATATCTGGCAGGAAATGAGCAGGCGAGGGCAGAGGCGCAGCAGAAAGCAGGTAAAAAGGTATGATGAAAGTGTACATATGCAGTCCGTACCGGGCAAAGGACGGCGCAGAGCTGGACAGAAATATAGAATATGCGCAGGCACTTACAAGGCAGGCGATTAAGGCGGGTTTAGCACCGATTACACCACATTTATATATGACGCAGTGTTTGGACGAGAGAAAACCGCAGGAACGGGCGCAAGGGCTGGCAGCAGGCCTAGCGTTGCTGAAAAGCTGCGATTTTGTGATTGTAGGCGGCAAGTATGGTATCAGCGAGGGTATGCGCAGGGAGATAGAAACGGCAGACAAGCTAGGTATTCCCGTAGTAAACGCAGAGAGGCTGGAAGAGGTACGAAAACAGATAGACAAACTGCGGGAGCAGGCGGCAAATGATTACGCAAAAATGAACAGCTGCAAATTTTGCAAAGGCAGCCGCTTACATACTTGCACTGGGTACAGTTGCAAAGAGCCGTACCAGAGAGCCTACGATTACGCAATGAGCGAATTAGCCGCAGGCTGCATGGTGGTAAAAATTGAATAAAAAGGAAAAGCCCCTACGGTACGGGAATACCATAGGGGCTAAGCTATACAGCTTTTAAACCTACAAATATTATAAGCGAAGTATGGCAGAAAAGCAAGGAAAAATCACGGGCAGCAAGCCCGTTTTACCACTTGATAAAAGTATTAACTATCCGACAGATATAGAGAAAAAGGGGTAAGGGTATGCCATACGTAGAGAGGATAACCAGAGCAGGGAAAACGATAGAGGTAGAAAGGTATTTTACAAGCAGATATAAAAAGCCGGGGATAAAGAGAGGGGATAAGGTTAAGCCGACAAAGGAGCAGCAGGCAAAGGTAAACACCAGACAAGCGGAGAGAAAGTTAAGAATACTGATGAACGCTAATTTTGGTTATGGGGATTATCACTTAGAACTTGACTATATCCGAAAGAAAGGGCAGCCAGATAGAACAAAAGAGCAGATGCGTAAGGACATAGACGTATTTTTAAGGGAGTGCCGGAAAGAGTACAAAAAGGCAGGGTTAGAGCTTAAGTACATACACGTTATGGAGATAGGGGAGAGAGGTGCAAGGCATCATCATTTAGTGATAAATAAGATTGACACAGAGATTTTACAGCGCTGCTGGTATAAGGCATACGAGGGGCATAACCGTATAAAGGTTTTTCCTCTGGACGACAGTGGCAATTATGCGAAACTGGCAAGCTATTTTATCAAATATACGGACAAGCACAGAAAAGACGAGGACGGGGCATTGCAGGGCAAGCGTTGGAATTGTAGCAAGAACCTTGTAAGACCAGAGCCGGAAATAAGGGTAATTACAGATAGGCAGTGGTTTAAGGCAGAGCCGAGAGAGATAAAAGGATATTACGTGGATAAGGACAGCGTAAGCAAAGGCGTACACAGCCCGGATTATTACGGGTATGGGTATTTCAGATATACGTTAGTCAAATTAGAGGAAAAGGGGGGATAAGATGCAGATAATACAAGGACTGCTGATTGCAGCGGCGTTGATTGCGATAGTTTTATTGCTGTTTGTGGCATTAGGGCTGCTTGCGTTTGGGATAGCGGCAGACGTGATGCGGCGGCAGGACGAGTGGACAGACAACGGGAGCAGAAAGGAGAAAGCGGAAAATGATAGAGAGGCTTAAATACTGGTTATTCCAGAAAGGGAAAGGCTGCCACAGCTGCTGCATACGGTGTGAATATTTTGATATTTGCCGTTGGGACGTAATGACGGGAAAGACAGCAGAGCAGGAACAGACAGTAGAGCTGCTGGCAGTAGAGGCGGCAAGAAAGAACGGAAACACGGGGCTGCTGTATCGAATTTACAAGTATGTGGAGTTTAAGAAGAGGGCGAGGCGAAAATATGAGAAAGAATAAGAAGCCATTTTACAAAGAGTTTATGATAAAGCGTAGACCGAAAACACCAAAATGTATATGCAGCGGGGAAATAAATAGGGCATTAGGAATTATAAGCCCGTCGCTATGCATGATTGTGGCAGCAGGTGGAAAAGGGACAGATGCAGCAGAGCAGCTGGAAATATTTGAAAGACAGACAGCACGCTATTTGTGTTACAAAAGACAGCTTAATAAAGACGAATGGAAAATGTTATATAGGCAGCATAGGGAAGAGAGGCGAAAGCATGAAAAATTTTAGACTTGACGACGAAAGCGGGAATCAAGAGGCACTGTTTAGCTGGGCTGGGTATAACATGGGGCGTATGCCGGAACTGGAATATATGCACCACGTACCAAACGGAGGCAAGCGTGACAGAGCGACAGCGGTAGCGCTTAAGAGGCAGGGAGTAAAGGCGGGCGTGCCGGACATTGTTTTACCAGCTGCACGGGCAGGGTATCACGGGCTTTACATTGAGCTTAAGGCTGGAAAGAATACCACAACAGAAAATCAAAGGCGTTGGTTAGAGTATCTGCGGCAGCAGGGCTATTATACAGCGGTATGTTATGGCTGGCAGAAAGCGGCAGAGCTGATAGAACGGTATTTATTACATACAGAGGAACTGACAAAGGAGCAGGCAACTATTACATTGCGCTAAGAGGCAGGCGCAGGAAGTGAGGGAAAGAATGAAAACAATAAGTATTTTGAATTTAAAGGGCGGCGTAGCAAAGACCTTTACGGCGGTAAATATGGCATACGAGCTGTACCGCAGAGGCTTTAAGGTGCTGCTGATTGATAACGACAAGCAGGGAAATGCAAGCAGGGCGTATGGAAGATATGACGCAGAGAGTATAGCGCCGATAACAAGGATGCTTAGTGGGGAATGGCAGAGAGCAGGGGAAATTATACAACATACGGAGTATGAGGGAATAGACATTATAGCCGCTAATCTGTCACTTTTCGGAGCTGCATGGAATTTGACGAGGGAAGAGAATGAAAACCAGATAGAGAGATATAAAAAACTGGCGACAGCAAAGCTGCTGGGGTATGGCTGGGCGAAATTTGATTATATTGAAGTGCAGAGGGCTTACGATTACTGCATAATAGATAACCCGCCGGACATAGGGCTTAACGTGGTAAATGCGCTGGCAATCACGGACGAGGTTATAGTACCCGTGAAGATTGACGAGGACGCATTAGAGGGGCTGGACATTGTGGCAGAACAGATAGAGGACGCAAAAGCGTTTAATGAACGGCTACATCTGGGCGGCGTGCTGGTAACGTCCTACCAGAATACAGACGGAGAGGCGGCGGGCGTGGAATGGCTGGCGCAGAATGGAAAGTATAAAATACTGGGCGTTATCAGATATTCCAAGAAAGTAGCAGAAAGTTCATTTATGCGAAAGCCGATTTATGAATATAGCCCGTGCTGCGGAGCGGCGCAGGGATACAAGAAATTTATTACAGAGTACACGGGGAAAGCGAGATAAATTATGACGGTTTTTGAAATGTTTTTAAGTATATGGCTTTTTCTGTATAGATTAAAAAGAAAGGTACGGGCTTTAACAGAAAGTGATTTTAACCGTATGCTGTATAGCGACGATTTGACCTATGAACAGAAAATCTATTTGATTTATTTTAGATACGCATAAAGAAAAAAAGTGAGGGAAAGAACATGGCAAAGGCAAAATTTGGCTTAAATGATATTTTGAACGCAAAGAGCAGAGCTGCGGCAGCAGGCAGGGTGGAAGATTACGAAGAGATTTATTTAAGCCCTTATGAGGTTAAGGCTGCGCCGGAGAACACGCACCAGAGCTTAGAGAACATAGAAGAACTGGCAGACAGTTTTTTACACGTAGGGCAGGAGCAGCCCACGGTACTTGCAAGGGTAAACGGCGAGTTTCGGATAGTAGACGGGCATAGAAGAAACGCAGCAAATATTATGAATTTGGAGCGGGGGCATAAGGAGTATGAGAAAGTAAAGTACCGCTACAAGGATATGACAGAGGCAATGTATGAGCTGTCCTTACTGGCGGGTAATGGATATACGCAGGGGCTTACTGCATACGAAAAGACTAGATTAGTAGAGCGGACAAAAGCGGCGCTTATCCGGGCAAAAGAAGAGGACGGATTAGAGATTAAAGGCAAGATGCGGGACTTAGTGGCGGCTATGTTGAATGAGAGCAGCACAAACGTAGCCAGAATGGAGAGCATTAACAACAATGCCACGCCGGAGATTAAAGAGCAGCTGAAAAATGGGAACATGGGTATTACGGCTGCTTATGAGGCGGCAAAACTGCCAGAGGACGAGCAGAGGGAAATTGCGGAGCAGGCAGCAGGCGGCAGCGTAAGGGCAAAGGAGATAGCCGCAAAGGTGGCAGGAAAGAAAGCGGGGGACGATTACGAAACACCACACCCAGAAAGCATTACATCATTGTGTTATTCCTGCCAGCGATATAAAGATTGCAACGTAAAGACTGGGACTTGCGAGAAGTGCGACCAGTACATAAACAAGGCAGAGGCAGAAAAGACAGACGAGCAGAGGTACAACGAAGAGCAGGACAGAATAGACCGGGAAACAAAGAAAAAATTACGGGAGAAAGCGGACGCAGAAAAAATGGAGCATCTGCCAAGCGACGCAAAAGAAAAGAAGTATATCAGAGTTTCCGGGCAGACATTTAAAGCCGTATGTGCAGGGCTGTTGCCGTATTTGCTTTTGAAGTATGAAAAGTACAGCATCGGAGAGATTGCAGTTATACAAGAATTTGAAGAGGGCAGAGCCACTGGAAACACGAAAGAGGTATATATATCCTGCATGGATACAGAGGAAACGCATACAGCTATTGCAGGGGGCTACTGTGTTCTGGGAATTTGCGAAAAGGAGATAGCGGTAGAAAAAGGCTGGTTTAAAGAAGTGTCCGAAACGGACACCGAGGGGGGGCAACTTCCGGGACAAATGAGCATTGACGATTACGAAACAGAAAGCGAGGGCAGAGCATGAACTATAGACAGTGGAAAAAGAATTATAAAAAGCGGCATGGGGTAAACCCGCCAGCAAGTATAGACAAGAGAAAACGGAGAAAGGCGGTAGCAAGGGCAACAAAAGCCCTTGCTAAAGTTGATTTCATGGAAAGCATAGGGAGAGCCGCAGAAACATTAACGGGAGTAATGGCAAACTTTATGCGTGCGTTGGGGAATGGAATGGACGCAGCAGGGACAGTGTGCCGGAACGCAGCGGATTATATGCAGCCATTAGAGATTAAGGGAAATGTTCTTAGCTGGGAAGTAAAGCCAGTAGTATGCGATTATGGAGTATATGAAAATAACGCATTGAACGGTAGCAGCGTACTTAAACTGATTACAAACAGTAGGAGAGCGGCAGAAAAGATAGTAGAAATTATGCAGCAAGACAATTTAGAACACGTTAGACTTAACCAGCCGGAACGGATACAAAAAAGGCAGGACGCAGCCGACAGTTTGCGGGCAGCAGTTATTACAGCATACGAAAAAGGGGCGGTAGAAAATGGATAAAGATTTAGAAAATTGGCTTTACAGACCGATTTACCCAGAAGAGGAATTTTTAAAAAAAGTTGAGGCGGCATTAGGTTTTAAACTTTTTATCTGGCAAAAGGCTTTTATAGTTACGGGCGCATTTAGACAGTATGGAGCGACTACAGCAGAGATTTTAAGGGAACTGTTAGACATAAAGGCAGAACCGCTGGACTATACAAGACCACCAGAGAACGTAAGAGCCAGATTTTATAGGGACGAGCTTAGGGAAATACAGAAGAAATTACAAAGAGCAGGAATAGAAACAAGGCAAGTATTTTGGAGTGAAAAAGAAAGGCGTAGTTATTACTGGAAAAACGGAGCGCCGGAGAGATGCAAAAACCCAGATTGCAAAAACTGCCCGTTTCCACCATGCAGGAAAGGAGAGGCAAATAATGAGTAATATTTTACTTGCAATTATTGCATTGCTGCTGGTAAGCATATGGCAACAGCTCAAAGAGATTAACGAAAGAGGAAAAGGAGATATGAGCGGAGAAAGGGAGAAAAAGAGAAATGCAGAATTTAGAGGCAGAAAATAAGGGCGCAGCAATGACAACGCAGGAAATGGCAGGCGCAGCAGATAACCGGGTAACATTTACAGCGGCAGAATTAGAGGGGCTGATACAGAAAGCAGCACGGGCAGCAGTAGCAGAGTACAAAAGGCAGGAAGAGAAAGACAGAAAGCAGAATAAGTATCATAATACCTTTATGCTGATGAAATGTTACCGGGACGCAGCTTTTCACATTGAGAACGCAATAAGCGACGGGGAGCAGCTGGAACTTGCAGGAATGACAGACGAACAGCAGCGTACATACTTAGAGAGTATCAGACGCAGCCGTTTTAAAACTCTGATTATGACGGCACACATTGATAAGGCGGCAGAAGAGATAGAACGCAGGAGAAAGGCAGCAGACAGAGAGATAGAGTATAAGGCGTTTGAAATGTACTTTATGCAGGGCATGGATTATGCAAAGATTGCAGAGGAACTGGACACGGGAAACAGCACGCCAAGACGCTGGATAACAGCTATTATAAATGAGCTGTCGGTATTGTTGTGGGGAATGGACGAGGACAAGATAAGATAGCAGGAATAGGCAGCGTGACAAAAGAATGAAAAAAACATGAAATTTACATGGAAAAACAAAAGAGATATAATGGTAACATGAAAAGAGTAGGCGAGAGCTTAACCGCAGAGGTGGCAGCAGTAACCTACTCTTTTTTGTTTTCATTCTTTAGCCTCCACCCAGCGCATGAAACTTAGGGCGCTGGGATACTAAAAGAAAGAGAGGGGACAGCGTGAAAGAATGGGCTAAGAGTTTTTATTTATCGGCAGCGTGGGAGAATACCAGAGCTGCTTACTTAATGTCACAAGACTTTATTTGTGAGAGATGCGGAGAGCCTGCGAAGATAGTGCATCACAAGCGCTGGCTTAACCGTGACAATATCAATGACACAGACATAACGCTTAACTGGGATAACTTAGAGGCGTTATGCCAAGACTGCCACAACAAGGAGCATCATAAGAGCGCACCGAGGCTGCGTTATAGATTTGATGCAGACGGCGGTATAATCCCCCCTATGCAGAAAAGAAATTAAAGGGGACAGATACCGAGGGGGATACCCTAAAATTACCCTACGGGCGTGCGCAGGCGTGGTGTAGGGGGTGTGGTATGGGGCAGAGGAACTGAAAGCGGGGTAAAAGAATGGCAACAAGGAAAGAAAAGACAAAAGAACAGAGGATAAAAGCAGAAAAGACCAGACTTAAAGGAATTTTCAAAGACTTAGACGAAAACAAAAAGAAGTTAGTAACGCCGCTGATAGAAAAGGCTGCTTTTATGAGTGTCGAGCTGGACGACTTGCAGGCAATGATAGAAAAAGACGGCTGGACAAGCGAATACCAGAACGGGCAGAACCAGTGGGGAACAAAGAAAAGCCCAGAGGCAGAAACTTACATAGCCTTAAGCAAGAACTATGCAGCAATCATTAAGCAGCTGACGGAATTAGTGCCAGCAGCAAAGCGGAAAGCAAGCAAACTGGCGGCACTGCGGGAAGAATAACCCGGAGTGATACCGTATAAAAATTATATCTATGAGTACCACGCAAAGATTACAAGCGGCGAAATAATAGCGGGGAAATGGATAAAACAGATATATAAAATCATTGTGGACGCACTGGAAAAGCAGGAGTATTTTTTTAATGCGAAAGCTGCAAATAAGGCTATTAAATTTATTGAGAATTTTTGCCACCACAGCAAGGGGCGCAATGATTTATTGAAACTGGAACTATGGCAAAAGGCTATAGTTTCTGTTATTTTTGGAGTGCAAGACGAGGAAAAAATACGAATTTTCCGAGAAATATTTATAGTTATCGGCAGAAAAAACGGCAAGAGTTTATTTGCGTCTGCGATAATTGCATACATGGCATTTTTAGAGCCGGAATACGGGCAGGAAATTTATTGTTTAGCGCCAAAGTTAGACCAAGCGGCGCTTGTGTATGACGGGTTTTATAAAATGGTACTGGCAGAGCCGGAGCTTGAAGAGCTGGCGAAGAAACGCCGCAGTGATATTTACATTGAGGAAAGCAACACGTTCGTAAAACCGATTGCTTTCAATGCCAAGAAATCAGACGGTTTTAACCCGCAGCTGGTGGTATGTGATGAAATGGCGGCATGGAGTGGGGACGCTGGACTTAAGCAGTATGAGGTTATGAAATCTGCTTTAGGCGCACGTACCCAGCCCATGATTTTGAGTATCAGTACAGCCGGATATATCAACGACAGTATTTATGACGAGCTGATGAAACGCAGTACCAGCTTTTTAAAGGGCAACAGCAAAGAGCGTAGGCTTTTACCGTTCCTCTACATGATTGACGACGTGGAAAAGTGGAACGATTTGGACGAGCTGAAAAAGGCTAACCCTAACATGGGCGTTTCCGTAAAAGAAAGCTTTTTCGTTGATGAAATAGCCGTAGCAGAGGGCAGCTTAAGCAAGAAAGCAGAGTTTATGACGAAGTATTGCAATATTAAGCAGAATAGCTCTATTGCATGGCTGGAATATACGACAGTAGACGGCGCAGGCGTTGAAAAGACCTTAGAGGACTTTAGGGACTGTTACGCCGTGGGCGGCATTGACTTAAGCCAGACAACAGACTTGACCGCAGCAAGCGTGGTAATTGAGAAAGAGGGTAAGCTATATGCGTTTACTCAATTCTTTATGCCACGGGGAAGAATTGAACACTTGCAGGCGACGGACGGCGTGCCTTATGACATATTTGTTAAAAAGGGACTGATTACTTTAAGCGGCGAGAACTACGTAGACTATCACGACGTTTACAACTGGTTTACTATGCTACTGGAAGTATACGGCATACGCCCGCTTAAGATTGGCTACGACAGATACAGCGCCCAGTACCTTATTACCGATATGGCAAATTACGGTTTCCACATGGACGACGTATATCAGGGCGAAAATCTTACGCCAGTTATCCGTGAATTTGAGGGCATCATAAAGGACGGAAATTTTAAGATTGCCGATAACAATTTACTAAAGACACATTTTTTAAACGTAGCGCTTAAGCACAATATGGAAACAAGGAAATTCAGACCGATTAAGATAGAGCAGCGAGCGCACATTGACGGTTTTGTATCGGTCATTGATGCAATGACGGTACGGCAGAAATACTGGGAAGAGTGCGGCGAGCTGCTGAAAAACGCCGCATAGAAAGGAGAGTGAACGGTATCAAATTCTTAGATTATCTTTTTCATGGGAAAGAGCTGCGATATATTGACAGCTATTTTAAGATGCTGAACGGGTACAGCCCTACGTTTACCAGCTATAGCGGCGGTGTATACGAAATGGACTTGACGAGAACGGCAGTAAATAATTTTGCCACGCATTGCAGCAAATTAAAGCCGGAGATTACGGGCAGCGCCCTTAAGCATCTGGAAAAAACATTACAGCATAAGCCTAATTATTTCATGGACACCACAAAGTTTATTAAGCGGCTTGCGACCTACGTAGCAGTAGAGCATACCGCTTTTATTGTGCCGATTGAGGACAAATTAGGCAGGCTATGCGGCTGGTATCCGCTGCGTGCGGAGCGCTGCGAGGTGGTAGAGGTAAAAGGACAGGTTTACTTACGGTATCTGTTTGCAAACGGGGAGCATGGGGCTATCGAATTTGAAAAAGTAGGTATCATAACCGACTTTGAATATACAGACGACCTTTTTGGAGAGGATAACCGAACGCTTAAGCCGACTATGCAGCTGATACATACGCAGAATGAGGGCATTATAAATGCCGTTAAAAATTCTGCAAATATCCGCTTTCTGGCAAAGGTGGCAAATATGCTGAAACCAGAGGATATTAGGAAAGAGCGGGAACGGTTTACCGAGGACAATTTAAGCGCCGACAATGACAGCGGAATGATTATTTATGATAATAAGTTTTCAGAGCTGAAACAAGTAGAGAGCAAACCGTACACGCCAAACGCATTGCAGATGCAGAACATACAAGAGAATGTATGCACGCATTTTGGCACGAACATGGATATTTTGCAAAACAAATTCAATGAGGAAACGTGGAACGCATACTACGAGGGAAAGATAGAACCGTTTGCAATCCAGCTTTCACTTGTTATGTCAAACATGACGTTTTCTGACAGAGAGATAGCGTGCGGAAATGCTATTACTTTTTCTGCAAACCGCCTGCAATATGCCAGCAACGCTACAAAGCTACAAGTAAGTACACAGCTTTTTGACCGTGCGCTGTTGAACCGTAACGGGGTAATGGATATATGGAATATGTCACACGTAGAGGACGGGGAAAAGTATTATATCCGAAAGGAATATACGGAAGTAAGCGAGCTGAACAACAGCAACAAAGAGCCGCAGATTATCATACAGCAGATACCGCAGGCAGGGCAGCAGGGTACAGACGACGGAAAGGGAAAAGAACCAACAGAGGGCGAGACGAAAGAGCCGCCAGACGACGGGAAACAGAAAGAGGGTGTAAATAATGCCGATTAAGAAAGAGAGGGAATATAGGGCGCTGGCAGCGCCGCTGACTGCGCAGGCAGCAGCCAAAAGAATAGATACAGACTATTACGTAGAGGGGTACGCTACAACTTTTGACAAGCCGTACCTGCTTTATGAATTTGAGGACGGGACAAAGTTTTACGAAAGAATAGACGCACACGCACTGGACGGCGCAGACATGAGCGACGTTATCATGCAGTACGACCATGCAGGCAGGGTATTTGCCAGACAGTCAAATAAGACGCTTATTTTAGTGCCAGACCATAAGGGGCTTTTAGTAGCGGCTGATTTAGGAAAGACAGATTTAGCCCGTGGGTTGTATCAGGACATTGAAGCAGGCATGATTACTAAAATGTCATGGGCGTTTACCGTGGCAGAGGAAACATACGACAGAGTAACACGCACGAGGACGATTTTAAAAATTAAAAAGGTTTATGACGTATCCGCAGTGAGCATACCAGCAAACGGGGATACCGAAATAAGCGCCCGTAATTTTGCTCATAGGAGTTATGAGGCAGAACGGCAGGAGTTGCTTAACAGACGGGTTGCACTACTAAAGATTAGGGCAAATTTATAACATGAAAAAAGGAGAGCAGAAACCATGAGATTAAAGGAGATTGAGGCAAGATTAGCCCAGATTAGAAACGAGCTGAACACCAGAGCGGCAGAACTGACCGCAGAGGAAATTACAGCACTGGAAACAGAGGTAACAGACTTGCAGGAAGAGCGCACGCAGATTGTGGAGCAGGCAGAGAGAAGAAATAAGTTGCTTGCCAGAATTGCGGCAGGAGAACCGATTGACGACGGAGTAGAAGGAGAGGGAACAACGCCGACAGTGCTTAGAAACTTTAAAGGGGCAGCAGGCGAGGGGGACGACGGCGACAAGTACGGAAGCATGGAATACAGAAAGGCATTTATGCGTTATGTATGCCGTGGTGCAGCTATCCCAACAGAGTACAGAGCAGATGCAGTGAGCAGCACAACGGACGTAGGCGCAACAATCCCTACAACGGTACTGAACCAGATTGTGCAGAAATTGGAAAGCACGGGTATGATTTTGGCGCTTGTAACCAGAACCGCATACAAGGGCGGCGTGGCTATCCCGGTATCTACGGTTAAGCCTACTGCAACATGGGTGGCAGAGGGAAAAGGCAGTGACAAGCAGAAATTTACCGCCGCAAAAGACGGCATGATTACTTTTGCATACCACAAGCTGCGCTGCGCCGTTGCGGTAAGTCTGGAAGTTGACACAATGGCAATCAGTGCTTTTGAGGCTATGCTGATTAACAACATTGTAGAGGCTATGACAAAAGCACTTGAGCAGGCAATTATCAGCGGCGACGGAAACGGAAAACCGAAAGGAATTTTAAACGAAACACCAGCAGAGGGGCAAAAACTTACCAGTTTAAAGCCTGCTTATGCAGACTTAATTGCAGCAGAGGCAGCATTACCGCAGGCATACGAAAACGGGGCAGTATGGTGCATGAGTAAAAATACTTTCATGCAGTATTATGGACTGACAGACAGCAACGGGCAGCCTATCGGCAGAGTAAATTACGGTATCGCAGGAAAGCCAGAGCGCTTTTTACTGGGCAGGCAGGTAGTGTGCTGCGATTATGTACCTACATACAGCACCGGAGTAGCAGAAAATACAGCATTTGCGTTCCTTTTCAACTTTAAGGACTACGTGCTTAATACCAACTATGCAATGGGGGTAAAGAAGTACGAGGACAACGACACAGACGACAAAGTAACAAAGGGTATCATGCTTGCAGACGGCAAGGTGGTTGATAAAAACAGCCTTGTTACTATCTGCATGGGAAAAGCAATGTAAGAAAGCGGGTGCATGGCGCTTATAAAGCGCCGTGCGCTGGAAAGGTGGACACTATGAAAGGGCATTTAAACATTAAGGAACTGGAAAAGTACAAGAAAGCAGATTTGCAGAAACTTGCGGAAGAGCTGGGCGTAAGTACAGAGGGAACAATCAAAGAACTTGCGGAACGTTGCGCAGAGGTTGAGGTGGAGATACCAGACGAAAGCGAGCTGACAGAAGAGGAAAAAGAGGCAGCGGAGCAGGCGGCGGCAGAATATGACGAGGAAAACGAACAGAAAGAGCCGGAAAAGGACGACGAACCGCAGGCAGCCGGAACGGTTACGGTAGAGGTTGTAGGAATGTATTTAGACCGAGTGCTAAACGAAGTGAAAGAGCCGGGAGAAGTTTTTACTGTAAGCCGTGAACGGGCAGCAATTCTGGAAAAAGCAAAGGTTGCAAAAATCAAAGAGTAAGCATCTGGGCTATGGAAATGTAGCACAGCTGTATTTTTAAGAAAGTGGGTGCTGGGTATGGCAGCAAATGCCACAACATTAACAGAAAAGATGCGGGCGGCGCTGCGTATCAGCAGCACAAGCGAAAAAATCACAGAAGAAATTAACGACTGTATAGCTGCCTGCAAAGCAGACCTTGCAAATGACGGCGTAAAACGGATTGACGAAAAAGACGGGCTGATAATCAGAGCCGTTACGCTGTACTGTAAGGCTGAATTTGGCTATAACAACAATGCGGAAAAATTCAGAAACTCATACGACACACTGAAAATGCGGCTTTCCATGTCAAATGAATATAACACGCCGGAAGTGTCCGAAACGGACACCGAAAGCGGGGAAAGCGAGGGATAAAATGGCAGAATGGGTGGACGAATTAACGCTTGTAAGTGTGACAGAGCCGGACGAGCGGGTAAATAGCAACGGCTTTGCCGAGCCGGGGAAAGAAAGCAGGCGTACTGTTTTCTGCAATATGAAATCAGTAGGCTATAACGAGTATTTCAAGAGCCAGCAGACCGGGAAAGTAGTAGAGCGAAAATGCGACGTACACAAGGCAGACTATGAGGGCGAGGACACCGTAGAACTGAATGGGAAAGCCTATTTTGTGCTTAAGACGTATGACATTGACGACGACACGGTAGAGCTTACGCTAACAGACTTACGATATAAGGAAAAGGGGGCGTAAGCGTGGGAGAATTTGATACTGTGGGCTTAGAGGCAGTTATAGAAGCGTTCGGAAATAGGGAGCGGGCAACGGTAGAGGCAGTGCCTAAAATGCTAAAGGCTGGTGCAGAGGTATTGATAGAGGCGCAGCAGGCAGAGGCAAAGGCTATGGGGATTGAGGAAACCGCAGGCTTTATAAAGTCAATCAAAGCAACTGCCGTAAAGGGTGGAAGTACAGAGAAATACGTAGAGGTTTACCCGCAGGGCAGGGCAAGACACGGAAACGACAGAAAGGGCGACAAAAGCAACGTGCGCTATGCAACTATAGGGTTTGTGGCAGAATATGGGACAAGCAGCCAGCAGGCACGCCCTTATATGACTGTAGCAAACGAGAAAGCGCAGGAGAAAGTAATAGAGGCACAGCTGGGAATATGGGAGCGTGAAACAAATGGATAGCTTGCAGAGGGTTTTAGAGAGTGCAGGACTGCCAGCAGAAAGAGGCACATTTACCGGGAAGAAAAAGCCGCTAGCTTATTACACATTTTTGCGGTTGTTGAAAGGGGCGGCAGTGAGTGCCGACGATAAAGAGGTAGCAGGCAGGGAAATGTATAGGGTTACGCTTTTTCACAAGGGAGATTTTGAGGCGCAGCTAAACAAAACTCTGGAAGTGCTGACGGCAGCAGGCGCTTACATAAACAGCGTAGATGCGGAAACAAAAGAAAATGATACCGGGTACTGGATAGTACCTATAACAATCGAACTGTTAAAGGAGTGACAAAAATAATGACATTAGGATTAAAAGACCTTTATTATGCTGTTTGCACGGAATCAGAGGGCGCAGAAACTTACGGAGAGCCTAAAAAAATGGCAGAGGCAATGGAAGCTGATTTATCCGTAAAAACAGAAACAGCAGACTTGTACGCAGACGACGCATTAAGTGAGAGCGTAAAAGAATTTACAAACGGAACATTAAAGCTGGGGATTAAAGACCTTACACCGGAAACACTGGCAGAGGTACTGGGACAGCTGGTAGACGAAAACAAGGTAGTGTGGGCTGGCGGAGATGACGAACCGCCGTTTCTGGCTATTGGTTTTAGGGCTGCTAAAACTGGCGGCAGATACAGATATATCTGGTTACTGAAATGCAAATTTGAAGTACCGGGGGAAAAGTACAAAACCAAAGGGGAAAAAATTGAATTTCAGACACCAGAAATTACAGCGACATTCTACAAGAGAAAGAAAGATGCAAAATGGAAAGCTGATTTTGTGGGAACAGAAAAAGATAAACCAGCAACAACATGGTTTACGACAGTACCAGAACCAGCGCCCAAAATGACAGAAGTATAAGAAGAGAATATGAGGAAAGGAGAAAGGCGTAGCGCAGGCTGCGCCTTAATTTTATGCCATGAGCGCAATGAATGACGGCGGTTATACCGTGGAACTGAAAGGGAAAAAGTACAGATTACTTTTTACACTTAATGCACTGGAAGAATTGCAGGACAAGTGCGGGGGATATGACAAGCTACCAGAGGTATTTAACCAGAATAACAAGGACTGGGTAAAGGATACCAAGTGGTTGCTTACTATGCTGATTAACGAGGGACTGTTAGAAGAGGACGAAAACGCAGAGCTTTTAAGCGAGGACAAGGTAGGCAGGCTGATACATTTAGGGAATATCCGGGAAGTACAGAACGCTATTTTTGCATCTTTTGCAGCAGGAACAGCCGGGGACGGAAACGGGGACGAAGAGGAAAGCGGAGAAAGTGAAACGGGGGAAGTGGCAGCCGTGCAGGAAAATTAGATACTGCACGGCTTTTGTATATCGCAATCGGACTACTGGGGTACAGAGAGCGTGAGGCGTGGAGAAAAACGCCGTATCAGATTGTGACACTGTTTAAGTACCACAAGGAATATAACCCGCACATTTTCCGACAAGAGCGGGCAGCAGAACCGACAGCCGCAGAAGAAATGGACGATATAGACAAGGCTTTAGGGGGACTGTAATTTATGGCTGATAAGACACAGAACATTAAAACACGCCTAAGTTTTGACGGCGAGGCAGAGTATAAAGCAGCCTGCAAGGAAATTAACAGCACCCTTAAAGTGCTTAATTCGGAAATGAAACTTGTAACGGCTGAATATAAGGACAACGCAAACAGCGTAGAGGCTCTGAAAGCAAAGCAGGAAGTATTACAAAGGGTTTATTCAGAGCAGGCAAAAAAAGTAAAAGAAACCGAGGCGGCATTAGAGAAATGCCGGAAAACAACGGGACAAAACAGCGAGGAAAGCAAAAAGCTGGAGGCGCAGTTAAATTACCAAAAAACAGCACTTGTAAAAACGGAGCAGGAGCTTAACAAGACAGCTGCGGATATGGAAAAAGCCGGAAGAGCCGCAGACGATATGGGTAAGGAAATTGAGGAAAGCGGACAGCAGGCAGAAAGCGCAGGCGGCAGATTTTCTGGTTTGGGCGGTATTTTAGGCGGGCTGGGCGGTGCAATGGCAAAAGGCGTAACCGTCATAGGTACGGCAGCCGCAGCAATCGGCACGGCAGTAGTAGCAGGACTTGCATATACGGTAAGCCAAGCGGACGAGGCGAAAGGGGCGTTAAATGATTTTTGCGCATCTACGGGAACGGCGACAGAAGAGGCAGACCAGTATAAGCAGGTTATGGAGAATATCTATAACGGTAATTATGGCGAGGGCTTTGAAGATATAGCAGCGTCTATGGCAACAGTCAAGCAGCAGGCGGGCGATTTGGGAGCGGACGAGCTGGAAAAAATGACGACCAACGCATTAACCCTGCGTGATACGTTTGAAATGGACGTAGCGGAAAGTACAAGGGCTGCAACGCAGCTGATGCAGCAGTTTGGAATATCCGGCGACGAGGCATATAACCTGATTGCGCAGGGAGCGCAGCAGGGGCTTAACCAGAACGGGGACTTGCTGGACGTTATCAACGAATACAGTAACCAGTATGCGCAGGCAGGGCTAAGCGCCGAGGATATGTTTAACTCTATCCAGAATGGGGCAAATGAGGGCGTGTGGAGCATTGACAAAATGGGCGACGCTTTCAAAGAGTTTAGCATACGAATGAATGACGGAACGGCAAACGAATACCTTACCAGTCTGGGGCTGAACGCAGACGAAATGGTGGGGAAATTCCAAGCCGGGGGCGACAGCGCAAAAGAGGCAATGAACCAGATAAGCGAGGCGCTAAAGAATTGCGACGACGAAAGCCTACAGTATACCGCAGGCGTAGGGCTTATGGGTACTATGTGGGAAGATATGGGAGCAGATGCGTGTACTTCCCTTATGGACGTTGAGGGACAGATAAGCAAGACCACGGACGCAATGGGGCAGATTAACGCCGTTAAGTATGACACATTCGGCGAGGCTATGCAGGGGGCAGGCAGGATATTGCAGACCAGCTTTATTATGCCTATCGGAGAGCAGGCATTACCGATTTTCAGCCAGTTTGCAAATGAATTGCAGCAGGGTGCAGCCGCAGCAGGCGGGGATATGGGAAAAATGGCGCAGAGTTTTGGGGACGCTTTAGCAAATATGGTAAGTGGGCTTTCTGATATGCTGCCGCAGATTACCACATTTGCCGTGGAACTTGTAACCGGACTTGCAGACGGAATCGTAAACAGTGCGCCTACAATCGTACAGTCTGGTGTAGATATGATAGCGTCTTTCGTGGACGGCATTATAACGGCTATCCCTACTCTGACGGAGAGCGCCGTAGAAATCGTAACAACGCTGATTGACGGTATTGTAGAACTGATACCAGATATAGCAGAGGGAGCGGTACAGATTATTGCAGGACTGGCAGAGGGGCTGGGGCAGGCATTGCCGGAGCTGATACCGAGCGTAATAGATGCAGTGCTTACAATCGTGGAAACTCTGGTAAACAATGTGCCTATGCTGATTGATGCAGCGATACAGCTTGTAACCGGGCTTGCAGACGGTATTATAGCAGCGCTGCCCGTGATTATCGAGCGATTGCCGCAGATTATAACAGCTATCATAAATGCGCTGGTTGAGGGTATCCCGCTTATTTTGGAAAATGCCGCAGAGATTGTGGTAGCGCTGGTAGACGGAATTATTAACGCAATCCCGCTTTTGATTGAAGCAATGCCACAGATTATTGTAGCTGTTGTAACGGGACTGATTGAGGGACTGCCGAAAATTGCAGATGCAGCAGCAAAGTTAGTAAGTACCATTATAGGAAAACTGGCAGAGCTGCCGGGACAGATTGCAGGAGCAATAGCAGACGGTATAAACAAAATAGCCGAGTGGGGCGCACGTATGCAGGCAAAAGGCGGCAACGTGATTACGGAATTTGTAACAAAGGTTATTACCATTGTTAAGGAGCTGCCGCAGAAAATATGGAATAGCATCATAGGGGCAGTTACGAAAGTAGCCACATGGGGCGCAAACATGGTAAGCAAAGCCAAAGAGGTAATGAATACCATGCTTACGGGAATTGTGACGATAGTAACCCAGACACCAGAAAAAATCTGGAACTGCATTGTAGGGGCAGTTACGAAAGTAGCCACATGGGGCGCAAACATGGTAAGCAAAGCCAAAGAGGTAATGAATACCATGCTTACGGGAATTGTGACGATAGTAACCCAGACACCAGAAAAAATCTGGAACTGCATTGTAGGGGCAGTTACGAAAGTAGCCACATGGGGCGCAAACATGGTAAGCAAAGCCAAAGAGGTAATGAATACCATGCTTACGGGCATTGTAACGATAGTAACCCAGACACCAGAAAAAATCTGGAACTGTATCGTAGGAGCAGTTACGAAAGTAGCCACATGGGGCAGCAATATGCTTTCAAAAGCCCGTGAGGTAATGGGTAATATGGTAACTGGTATTGTAAATGTGGTTACACAAGTGCCGGAAAAAATTTATAACAGCATATCCGGCGCAATTTCCAAAGTAGCCCAGTGGGGGACAGAGGTAAAAAATAAAGCCGTAGAGGGTATGAGAATGGTGCTTGACGGTATCACGGGCGTATTTTCAAATATTGGAAGTACATTTGCAGAAATCGGCAGCAATATTGTAAGCGGTATCTGGAACGGCATAAGCTCTGGCTGGGATTGGCTGAAAGATAAAGTTTCAAACCTTGCAAATAGTTTGCTTGACGCAGCAAAGGACGCTTTGGGAATTGAAAGCCCGTCAAAAAAGTTCCGTGACGAGGTTGGTAAATTCATGGCGCAGGGTATTGGCGTAGGCTTTTCTGATGAAATGGACAACGTAAACAGAATGATTGAGAAGAGTATACCGAGAGAGTTTGACACTGGCGTAAAGGTTGATGTAAGAAAAGACATTGATTTTGACGACGACGGGGACAAGCCAAAACCAAGACCAAGAGGCGGCGCGGCTGGTGGCGGTTTTACCCTTATCCAGAATATTTACGCAAATACCACAGATTATGCAAAGCAGCAGAAAGAGGCAGCAAGGCAGTTTAAGATGATAGCAAGGACGGTGTAGCCTATGGAATATGAAAAACTGACTTATACAAATGAAAGAGGCGAGAGCGTAGAGCTTAGCACAGAAAGCGTGTACCATTGCAACGTAAGCAAGGACGTAGAGGGAATAGCGGGCGTTACGAATGTGGTATACAGCACAAACAGTATGGGGCAGCATGGCGACACCTACGTAGGGCAGCGTATCGAGGCACGGGACATTGATATACTGGGGCATATCAACACAAGGGACAAGGCGCAGGCATACGAACTGCGCCGCCAGCTGCTTAAGGTATTGAACCCAGAGCTTGACGGTACGCTTTCCTATGAGTTTGGCAGCTTTAAGCGTGTTATAAACTGCCGCCTGCATGGAGAACCGAAGATAGAGCGAAAAAAGGTGCTGTTGGAGTTTTCTATACCGCTTGAGTGCCTTAACCCGTTCTGGCGGGAAGTTGAAGAAACAAAGGAAGATATAGCAAGCTGGGTAGCGGCGTGGCATTTTCCGTGCGTGATTGAAAAGGATAACCCTAAGAGCATGATTTACGGATACCGAGCGGAAAGCGTGATTGTAGATTGCTATAATGAGGGCGACGTATCCACAGGTATGCGGGTGCGATTTGTGGCTTTGGGGACAGTAAAGAACCCTATTCTTTTAAATGTGGATACTGGGGAATTTATTAAAATCAATGTCACAATGCAGACCGGGGACACGATAGAAGTAAGCACAAAATACGGCAGCAAAGGGGCAAAGCTGATACGTGACGGAGTGGAAACGGACTATTTCCGATATGTGGACGTAGACAGCACTTATATGCAGCTTGCCATAGGCGACAATAATTTTCGATATGATGCGGAAAGCGGCGTAAATTCTATGGAAGTTTCCATTTTCTACAACAAGGAATATCTGGGGGTATAGGTATGGAGCTTAGGATATTTGATAAGAGTATAGAGCCGCTGGGAGTGATTGACGAGCTGGCAAGCCTTTTGTGGTGTATGAAATATTTTGATGTGGGAACATTTAGCCTGCTTGCGCCGATTACGGATAATAACAGTAAATTACTGGTAGAGGGAAATATTATTGTAAAGCATGACAAAAAGCCAGAGATTACAGACGCAAACGGCGGCATCTGGCGCAGGGCGGCACAGATTACCTACGTGCATATTACGAAAGACGAGAACGGGTTAGAGCAGATAGAGGCGCAGGGCTTTACATTGAGCTGCTGGCTGGGAAAACGCTGCATATACCCGCAGATAGTGGCGACAGCCACAAACCAGAGTTTAATAAATACTATGGTAACGAAAAACTGCGGCAGCGGGGCAGCAGAGAAAAGGCGGTTTAAACAGTTTGAAACGCTGACGCAGGAAACCATAGCAGGCAGTCAAGTGGAGTATTCTAACCAAGTGTGTGCTAATCTGGGGACAGAAGTAAAAGCACGGGCGCAGGCTGGAAAACTGGGCTATGACATTCTGATAAACGAAAGAGAGAAGAAATACGGCTTTTATCTGTATAAGGGCAAAGACCTTACAGCGAAAAACGACGAGGGTAACACGCCCTGCATATTTTCCAGAGATTTTGACAATGTAAATGAGCAGGAATATACAGCCAGTATAGAAAACTGCGGCAATTTTATTTATGTGCAGGGAGCAGCAGACGACAGCGGCAGCCAGCCTATTGTAACCGTGGACGGAGAGGGAGCGACGGGCATAGAGCTGGACGAGGTTTTTTGTGATGCCACAGACATTGCGCGCAAATACCAGAGCGGGGAAACAGAGGTAACGATACCGCTTAGCGCATATTTGCAGATGCTTAAGACGAGGGGAGAAACAGAGTTAGAGGGATATGGGAAAAACATAAATTTTGTATCGACCATTAACACAAACTCAAACCTAAAGTTTAAGGTTGATTTTGACTTAGGGGACAGAATTACTTGCAAAGAGGAAAAATGGGGTATACAGATAGATGCACGGATAACCGAGGTAAAAGAGATTTATCAAAAAGGCACAGAAGAAATAGAGGCAACATTTGGGGAAAGCCTGCCTACTCTGGTGGATAAAATTAGGAAAGTGAGGTAAGGACAATGGCAAATTGTTTACCGTTCAACGCCATATACGACGGGGAAAAGTATGATAGGGCATACAAAGCCGAGGACTGGGCGTGGTATTTTGCTACGTTTATAGCAAATGGAATTTTCCCAAAACCAAGTGACGGGCTGCAAGTGATTGCCTACAGTGGCATGGAAATAAAGGTAAATACGGGCTTTGCGTTTATCAACGGATACGCCTTTAGAAACCCTGCCAGCCACGGTATAAGGCTTGACATGGCAGAGGGTGCGCTAAACCGTATAGACAGAGTAGTAGTGCGCTGGGACTTGCCGCAGCGTGATATTTACATAGCGGTACTGAAAGGCACGCCGTCTGCAAAGCCACAGCCGACAGCGGTAACACGTAGTACGGAAGTATGGGAGCTGGCGCTTGCAGATATTTACATAGGGAAAGGCGTTACAAAAATTCAAACTAAAGATATAACAGACCAGAGATTTAATAGCAGCGTGTGCGGCATTGTGACCGGGACAGTAGAAGAGATAGACGCAAGCGTACTGACAAAACAGTTTGACGACTTCTTTAAAACCTATAGCGCAGCGGTACTGGACGAGTTTAGCGTATATAAGCAGAACATGGAAAAGTACCTTAAGGAAATTGCCGGGGTATATGAGCAGTACGTAAGCAAGACAGAGAGCTTATTTGCAGAATATGAGAATAAGTTTAACGAGCGCTATACAAGTTTTGAGAGTACCTTAGACAAATGGGACGAGGAACTTTTAAAAGCCTATACGGAATTTATGGCGAAAATTCAGCTTTTCCAGACAGAGGCAGAAAACGAGTTTAACACATGGTTTGAGGGCATCAAGGACAAGCTGGGGGAAGATATTGCAGGCAGCCTGCAACTGCAAATTGAAGAACTGGCAGCAACGATAGACGGGCTGCGGCAGCAGGCAGAGGAAAGCAGCAAGGAAACAAAAGAGGCGCTGACAGAGCTTGACAAGAGGCTTACTGCGGTAGAAAGTGGCTGGGGTATCAATTATAACCATGATGCGGTATTAGGCTTGTGCTATATGGGTGCAGCGTGGTTGAGCCAGCATTACGAAAGAACAGAGGAAACGGCAGTATTAGGGGTTGCCTATATCGGTAATTCCTATCTTGCAAATACATTTTAGGAAAGGCGGATATTATGAAAGGATTCCCAAAAACATTAAAGACAAAAGAAGATTATTACAACTGCCTTGCAATGGTGGCAGCTGGGGAACTGGACGCAGCAGACTTAGAAAGAAAAATTGACAGTCTGGAAAAGCAACGGTTTATCCAGTGCGCCATTGTAGAAGTTGCGCCGGAGAAAAAGGCGGTAACAATTTATTACTGCGCAGAGGCGGCAGAGGGTATGGCATTTGATGCAGACGGCGTGACTGGGACAGTAACGGCAGTTACACATATTCAGAGCGAAAAAGCAAGAGAAATGGAAGAGAACGGGAACGACAGAACCGTATTAACACTGTCTAAAGGAGTAGAGGCAGCAGGCGGCGTAATTGCACTGGAAACAGCAGCAACGGTGGCGGGAATGACAGCAGACGACATTAAGGCACTGAAAGGAGTTTTAAAACAGTATGAGTAGATTATTGGTAGACGACGTAACGAAAACAGACCGCAGGGCGCTTTTGAATGTAAATAAAATGGCAACAATCAGTGACATTGTAGCGCCGACAAGGGAATACCTGCGTGCAAGCGGTGCAGACGAGTTGACAGTAGAGAGCGGCTGCGTGATTGCTGTAGGCGGCGCAGGTATCTTTAAGACCGCAGAAACGAAACTTACAGCGGCTAATCTGGATACTGGGGCAGCATTTGCGGTGGGAAGTGATTACTATGTATACATCTGCGACAGCAGGGTAGATGCGCAGGACGAGAAATATATTATTTCCCTTAACTCTACATATCCGAGCGGCTGGAACGCAAGCAACAGCCGTAAAATCGGAGGCTTTCATTATGGACGCTGCCGTAAGGTAAACAGCAACTTACAGCCAGTAAACAGCAGCGGTGCGCTTTTCGGTACTGGCTGGGAAAGTGCAGTAAGCAACGGGATTGTACCACGCAGCGTATGGACTATGGGACACCGCCCAAAATGTAACCCGGAGGGAATGGTATATTTAGGCGGTGGCACATGGGTAGACATTTACCTTAATTCAGACGACGGGGCAGAGGGCTTAAAGTCAGAGTATAATTGTGCGCCTATGACTGGTACAGAGGGTATGAACTGGTACAGATTTACAGAAAGGCTGATGAAGAGCGGCAAGCGTATGCCGGATTACAGCGAGTTTTGCGCCTATGCTTTTGGCAGCCCGCAGGGATTGGCAGAGAACAATACAAACGCATGGAGTGCAAGCGCAAATACGGGGCGTGGAGTAACAGGCAGCGTAGTAAATGCTGTTTCTGCCGTGGGCTGCGTAGATGCCGTAGGGCGTGTATGGGAATGGCTTAACGATTTGATTACCAGAGCAGAACACGCAACAAATAAAGATTACCATGCAAGCGAGGCGTGGGGCTGGGACTTAAAAAGCCCGTTGCGTGACGAGGGGACAAAGTACGACGTTGGTAACATCTACCAGTATTATGCTTATTCTTTGGCAGCGCTGAGGGCGGGCGGCGGCTGGTACTTTGGCGTTCATGCGGGCGCGCGTGCCGTGAATTGCGGCATTTGCCCGTGGGATGTCGGCACGAGTCTCGGCGTGCGTGGGGCGTGTGACAGTCTGTAGACGGCGGGCGAAAGCCCAGCCGCTACAAGAGGGTTGAGAAATGACGACCAGAGATAAAAGCGACAGACTACACCAGAAAATATATGATTTTCTGCTATACATTTATCCATTGCTAAGCAAATATCCGAAGTATGAAAAATTCAGCCTACAGACAGCGACCAGAAACGCAATACTGGAAATGCTGCAAGATGTTATCAAGTGGCAGAAAACGGCGACGAAAAGCCACCTATATGCAGCAGATACAGCATTGCAGCAAAGTAAGGAATTGCTGCGGCTGGCAAATGACTTAGGATATAGCGCAATGAACGCCCAGCATTACGGCGTAAGCTGTAGGAAACTAAAGGAGCTGGGCGTAATGCTGGCAGAGATTATAGAAGAGGTAAAGGCTACAAAGTAGCGTAAATATGGGGCAGCTGCTTACTACAGCCCTTTGGCAGCGCTGATAGCGGGCGGCAACTGGAACAATGGCGTTCATGCGGGCGCGCGTGCCGTGAATTGCAACAATTACCCGTGGAATGTCAACACGAATATCGGCGTGCGTGGGGCGTGTGACTTAGTGAGAGCATTTTAGGCGCAGTGTTTTACGAAATGCTGGCAAGGACTTTATATTAGGCAGATGCTTAATAGTCTATAGTCAGAGTGGCTGTCCCGCCGCAAGGCAAAGAGAAAAAGTAGGGCTGCTGGTTAGTAGCTGCGGCGAAAGGCAGGAGCTTTTTAATGAAGAGGATAGGATATACAAAAGACCGGGACGGAAAAACAATTACGCTTATTGGGGCTATGGCAGATTGCGGGAACGTACAGAAAGCCTATAATAAGGCGAGAAAATGTAAGAGGTACAGAAAAGACGTACTGATATTTACCAAAGACAAAGAGGAAAATTTAGACCGGGTACGCAATGACATTTTAGGGCTTACCTATGAGCCGGGAGAGTATCGGTATTTTAAAGTATATGAGCCGAAAGAGCGGCAGATAATGGCTCTGCCATTCTATGACAGAGTGGTGCAGCACGCTATAAACAATGTGTTAGAACCTATTTTTAACAAACGGTTTATTTCCCATTCTTACGCCTGCCGGAAAGATAAAGGTATGCACGCTGCCTCTGATGCGCTGCAATGCTGGTTATATGATTGGGACAAGTACCATAAGAACCAGCCACTATATGCAATCAAAGCGGACATACACCACTATTTCCAGAGTATCACGCATGAGATACTTAAGGAAGAAATCAGAAATATTATCAAGGACAAGCAAGCGCTTGTATTGATAGAGCGGATAATAGACCATAACGGGCAGATGCCGGACGGCGTAGGGATACCAGTAGGAAACCTTACCAGCCAGCTTTTTGCTAATATTTATCTCAATAAGTTAGACCAGTACGCAAAGCATATGCTGGGCGTTGGTATGTATGTGCGGTATATGGACGATTTTATAATACTTAGCCCAGACAAGGAAAAGCTGCGGCGCTGGCTGGCAGAAATTGAAAGATTTTTAAGGGACGAGTTGCGGTTAGAGCTGAACCCTAAGACGACGATTTTAGCCGCAAAGAACGGCATAGATTTTGTTGGATATAAGCACCGGGCAACACATAGGAAAGTACGACCAGACAGCATTAAGCGTATCAAGAAAACCATTAAGAAATACGAAAGAGGAAAGATTACAAAAGAGCAGCTACAAAAGAGTATACAGAGCTGGACGGGACACGCAGGACACGCCGACAGCTACAACTTACGAAAGAAAATAATTACGCTGGCGCAGGCAGCGGAAGAGAAAGGGGGCAGCATTTCATAAATGGCAGGAAACGCCTTACTAAAGACGCTGGAAGAACAGCAGAAAATCATACAGCAGCAAAGTGCGCTGATTGTGGAACTGGTGGAGATGCTGGAACAATGGGAGCAGGCGGCTGGCTATGATGCAAGAGAACTGAAAGAAAGGGCAGCAAGGTTGTGGGTAAATGGTGGAGAAACCGGGACAGAATACGGGTAAGCGGAAATGAGGCGCTGCTGGTAGAGCTGGAACGTATTAGAGATGAGGACGACAGACAGAATAAACGTATTGCCGTTATCGAAGAGGATACAAAAGCAATACATAAGCTAACTGCATCTATTGAAAAGTTAGTGATACAGATGCAGGATATGCTATCAGAGCAGAAAGAACAAAGCGAGCGTATCAAACGGTTAGAGGAAGAACCGGGGAACGCATGGAACGCAGTAAAGAAAAAAGCCGTTGATACCGTCGTAGGACTGGTAGCGGGGGCATTGGCAACGGGGCTTATTTATATGATAGCCCAGAATATGTAAAGAAAGGACAAAGTATTATGAAAAAAAATGATTGGGTAAGGAAGTTGACAAGTAGAAAATTGTGGACGGCGGTAGCGTCGTTTGTTTCCATGATGATTGTAGCGACTGGCGGCGCAGAAAATACCGCAACACAGGTAACAGCGCTGATTATGGCGGGAGCGTCTGTAGTAGCTTATATCATTGGAGAGGGACTTACAGACAGTGCGAATATTGGACTTGAAGAGGGAGAAGTAACAGAAGAGTAAGGCAGAGCAGCACGGAGCGCTTGCGGGAAACCGCAGGCGCTTATTTTAATTCAGAAAGGGCATAAAGAGTATGAAGAAAATAAACAGACTGATAAGCGGATACAATCATAATCCGGGAAGTATTTCACGCATTAAATACATTGTAATTCATTATGTAGGCGCATTGGGCGGCGCAAAGGAAAATTGCCAGTATTATGCCGGGGGAAACCGTAACGCCTCTGCTCATTATTTTGTAGGGTTTGACGGGGAGATATGGCAGAGCGTAGAGGACGCTAATATAGCGTGGCACTGCGGGGCAAGCAGCTATAAGCATGGGGAGTGCAGAAACGCTAACAGTATCGGTATTGAGCTTTGCGTAAGAAAGAGAAATACAGCCAGCATGGGCGCAACAGATAAAGACTGGTATTTTGAGGACGCAACAGTAGAGGCTGCGGCAGAACTAACACGGTATTTAATGGATAAGTATGATGTGCCTGCGTCTAATGTTATCCGGCATTATGACGTTACGGGTAAGATTTGCCCGAACCCGTATGTATATAATACAACAGCGCATACATGGGACGAATTTAGAAAGAAAATCAGCGGGGGAGCAGTAGCGCCGACTACAGATAAGCTGTACCGGGTGCGTAAGAGCTGGGAAGATGCAGCAAGCCAGCTGGGAGCGTTTGAAGAGCTGGAAAACGCAAAGAAAGCGTGCAAAGCGGGGTATACAGTCTACGACTGGAACGGCAAAGCGGTATATCCGAAAACGAGCGAAAGCAAGCCGGATACTGGGAATGTACAAGAAAAAGAAATCTGGGACTTTTTCACGAAAAAAGGGTTAAATGCCTATGCGGTGGCTGGCTTAATGGGGAATCTGTTTGCAGAAAGCGGGCTTAACCCGTGCAATTTACAGAATACCTATAATAATAAGCTGGGAATGGGGGACGAAGAGTATACAAAAGCGGTAGACGCTGGCAGCTACGGTAATTTTGTAAACGATAGTGCAGGCTATGGGCTGGCACAGTGGACGTTTTACACCAGAAAGCAGGCACTTTTTGATTATGCGAAAGATGCGGGAGTGTCCATTGGAAACCTTGCTATGCAACTAGCCTTTTTATGGGAAGAATTGCAGGGGTACAAGTCCATTATGGATACTCTA